AAACTTAACGCAGCGTGAAATACTGTTTGCGCAGAGGATTGCAAAAGGGGAAAAGCCCGTAGAGGCTTATCTTGCGGTGTACGACGCGAAAAGCAAGCGCTATGCAAACAGACGCGCTGCCTTACTGATGAAAACGAAGAGGGTGGATAAGCTTATGAATCAAAACTTAAAAGATACATTTTCTAAAAAAGGCGTTGATTTGGACTATTTAATTGAAAGGGCCAAAGATAAGTGCGATAATAGCAAGAACGATAGCGATCAGCTAAATGCACTGAAGATGTTATGGGATGCCTGGGGAGTTATAGAAAAGAGAAAAGTGACGGAAATCACAGGAATCTTTCAAGGCTTCGATCAGAAACGCCTGGAAGATGCTAAAAGGCCAGAGCTTGTAGAACACCAGAGCGCTGGAGATGAAGCAATTTGAATATTAACACCAAAAACGTCTCTAAAGCAGAAGAACTTATAGAAACAGCTAAAAACGATATAATCTCTTTTGGAAAGCTGTTCCTACCAGATGACTTTGGCAGATCCGAAACTCCATGGTTTCATTATCAAATTGTAGATGCAATAGATGATATGGATGGGAAATTACATAAATATCGCAATCTTGCAATTATTATGCCTAGAGGGCATGGTAAGACTGTTCTAACGAAGGCTGATATTATGCGCTCATTTTGTTTTGCAGAAGAGCCTTTATTCTATGGCTGGGTATCAGCTACACAAAAACTGGCAGTTGGAAACATGGATTACGTTAAAACCCACTTGGAATACAACGAACAGTTAAAGTATTACTTTGGAGACATGAAAGGAAGAAAATGGACAGAACAAGACATAGAGCTCAAAAATGGGTGTAAGCTCATATCTAAGTCAAATATATCAGGCATTCGTGGTGGAGCTAAGCTCCACAAAAGATACGATCTCGTGGTACTTGATGACTTCGAAGATGAGAATAACACACTTACTTCGGAGTCTAGGTCAAAAAACGCGAACATGGTTACTGCTGTTGTTGCTCCCGCTTTGGAGCCTCACGACGGTCGTCTTCGCATTAACGGTACACCTGTCCATTATGACTCTTTTATCAATAATCTCATTGTTAACTATGAAAAAGCTCAGAGCGAAGGTAAGGAGTTTTCTTGGAAAGTGATGCTATATAAAGCAATACATGAAGACGGGAACGCACTATGGCATAGCTGGTTCCCGCTTACCAAGCTAACTGAAAAGAAGAAATTCTATGTAGACTCAGGCAAGCCTCACAAGTTCTATCAGGAATATATGATGGAAGTACAATCTGCCGAGGACTCTATTTTCAATATGAGGCACGTTAAATACTGGGAAGGCTTTTATAAGTTTGACGATAACGAGATGATGGGATATATCTATAACGATGGAGAAAAAATTCCAGTCAGTATATTTGCAGGCGTTGATCCAGCTACAGACTCAGAAAGAAGAGATAGTGATTATAGTGTTATTATGGTAGTTGCCTGTGATATTAACGCAAACGTCTATGTATTAGATTATGTTAGACGTAGATCCCTGCCAGTTCTTGGGATACCAGGTGAAGATAAGAAAGGTATAGTGGACTATATGTTTGAACTTAACGAAAAGTATAATCCAACATTATTTACGGTTGAGGACACAAGTATGTCTAAGCCGATATTCCAGGCATTAAGGAGTGAGATGAGAAGAAAGAATGACTTCAGTTTGCGGTTCAAGGAAGAAAAACCAGGAACTAAGCAAAGCAAGCTAGATAGAATACAGGAAGTTTTAGCTCAAAGAATGTCCATTGGTGCGGTGAGGATACGCGATTCCCACTACGACCTCCAGCACGAAATCCTCACTTTTGGCAAAAGAATGGCTCATGATGATACGATAGACGCGCTCGCCTATGCAGTCAAATATTCTCATCCACCAAGTGGCACAGAAAACCAGTCAGGAGATTGGATTAGAAAAACTTTAGATAAACCAAAAAGCTGGGTATTAGCTTAAGGAGACATAATGGCAAGAAAGACAGCAAAGACAAAAGCAGATAGAGTTCGTGATTTATTTGTTAATTTAAACGGTGTAAGCCGTCAGCGCTGGGAAAGTGTGAATCAGCAGAGTCATAATTTTTATTTAGATAATCAATTGACCAAAGATGAACATGAGACCCTGGAAAGACAAGGCATGCCGACATTTACGATAAATCGTATTATTCCAATCGTAGAGATGCTGAACTTTTATGTTACTGCCAATCAGCCACGCTGGCAGGCTATTGGAACAGAGGGCTCAGATGTTGATGTAGCTAATGTACATGCTGATATTGCTGATTATATATGGTATGAAAGTGATGGCCAGAGCAAATTTAGTCAGGTTATAAATGATGGTATTACTAAGAGTGTTGGATATTTTAAGGTTTATGTTGACGCACATGCAGATCATGGTCTTGGCGAAGTTAAAATAGATACAATAGAACCTTTTGATATATTTATTGATCCAAAGAGTAGAGATATTTTTTATCGTGATGCTGCTTATATCATGGTACACAAGATAATGCCTCAATCACATCTGCAAAAAGTATTCCCAGAATACGCAAATAAGATTAAAAACGCAAATGCCGCTGATACAGGTAATTTTAGTTATAGCCAGAAGGCAGAAGGCAGTGATTTCCAATATAAAGAAATTGAAGATCAGTCATATGATTATTTAGGAGAAGAAGACCGCAAGCTTGATTATTACGAGCTTTATGAGAAGGTCAAATTACCATATATGAATGTATTTTATAGAATTGAGCCATCGCCAGAAGAAATTAGTGAAATTAGAGCACAAGTCGATGTTGAGATGGAAGAAGTAGAAAAGGAGATGAATGTTAAGGCTCAAGAAACTATTGTACAATTAAATGCTCAATTAGAGTCTGGAGGCATGATAGAAGAAAGATTTACACTTGAAATTGAGAAGTTGGAAAAACAATTACAGCAGCAAGTTATCCAAATTAGAGAGCAAAAAATCTCACAGGCTATGGAGGCAGTAAGCCGAGTAGAAAATAATATAGTTTCCGAAAAAGAATTTAAAATACTTATGAAAGGCGAGTTGAAGAATATGCTTATTGATGCAGTCAAATTCTATGAAGCTAGAATTAAATTGACTTGTGTTATAGGTGATACCTTTATGTATGAAGCAGTGCTGCCAGGAATTGAATACCCAATTATACCAATCCACTATAAATGGACAGGCACACCTTACCCGATGTCTGCCGTTGCCCCGCTGGTAGGTAAACAACAAGAGCTTAATAAAGCTCATCAACTGATGGTGCATAATGCATCGTTAGGCTCCTCCTTGAGATACCTTTATCAGGAAGGCAGTATAGATGAGGATTATTGGGAGCTTTATGCATCGGCTCCTGGGGCACTGCTACCTGTTAGACAGGGCTTTGAAGCGCCAAGCATAGTGCAACCTGCTCCAATATCTACGGCTTTTGCTAATATTGTAGAGCTTGGCAAGACAGATATGGAATATCTTGCAGGTATTTATTCTTCTATGCAGGGTGACGTTAAAGAACAGCATGATACGTTTAAAGGACTCTTAGCTAACGATGAGTATGGAACTAGAAGAGTTAAAACATGGATGAAAAACGCAGTGGAACCATCACTGCAACACTTGGGCGAGATTGTAAGAGACTATGCTCAGGCTACTTATAAGTCTAATAAAATATTTAGAATAGTTGAGCCAAATAATCAAAACGTAAAAGATGTTGAGGTTAATATTATTCAATATAATAAATATGGTGATGCAGTAGGAAAATTCTTTGATTATGAAACTGCAAAGTTTGATATAAGATTAGTAGCAGGCTCAACGATGCCAATTAATCGGTGGGCATATTTAAAAGAGCTTATGGAGATGATGAAACTTGGTATCGTAGATGATATTGCTGTATTGGCTGAGGCAGATATAAAAGGCAAGGAAGAAATTGCTAAGCGTAAGAGTCTGCTTTCTCAGATGCAAGGACAATTAGGTGAGGCACAAGAAATGATTAAAGATAAAGAAGGAACTATTGAAACACTTGAAAGACAGCTTGTTCAGGCTGGTATTAAAGATAAAGTCAGGATGGCAGAGCATGATATGCGCAAGCAAGTGCTTGATACCAGTGCAAAATTAAAAGGAGACGTTGCCGTTACGAGGGCAAACCAGAATCTCCAGAACGAGCGGTCAAAAGATATGCAGAGAAACCAGGAGAAAGAGTTTAAACAACTCGTTCAAAACGGTTTGGCAGAAAAAAAACAAGGTAATAACTTACCGTAATCGTAAATTAAAGGAATATACGAAAGATGG